CTTTCTGTCAACGCTTCGTTCCAAGGTCACCAAGGCCAAGCTTGATGTGACTGGTGTGCATAAGCGTGGCGGCGAGTTTATAGAGTCTGAGTTGCAGGCGGCGGTGGACACCAATGACAACAATCAAGCAGTTGTGAAAGAGATCATTGCGCTTGCACATGAACGCAAGGCGTGGCTAGTCTTTTGCGCGGGGGTCAAACATGCACAGCACATTGCTGACACGCTCAACGAGCATGGCGTGGCCGCTGAGTGCGTGACGGGCGAAACGCCAAAGAAGGAGCGCGAGAGAATGTTGGTTGACTTCAAGGCTGGCCGCTTGCGTGCGCTGACCAATGCCAACGTGCTGACCACCGGCTTTGACTACCCAGACATTGACCTGATAGCCATGTTGCGCCCAACTATGAGCGCCAGCCTCTACGTGCAGATGGCAGGCCGAGGGATGCGCGTGAAGTCGCACATCGATCACTGCTTGGTGCTGGACTTTGCCGGGGTGGTGGCTACGCATGGCCCGATCACCAACGTGCAGCCCCCCAAAAAGTTTGGCGATGGGGATGGGGTAATGCCTGTGAAGGTCTGCAAAAACTGCGGGGAGTTGGTGCATATTTCTGTGATGGTCTGCCCCGCATGTGGTGAGCCGTTTCCTGATCGAGAAAAGAAGAAGCTAGTGCTGCATGATGATGACATCATGGGGATGGACGGCACTGACCTTAATGTGTCCAGCTGGAACTGGCGCATCCACACCAGCAGGGCCAGCGGGAAGTTGATGCTGTCCTGCACCTACTACGGCAGTTTGTCGGACAAACCGATCACCGAGTATTTGCCTGTGCTGCACGATGGGTATGCAGGCCAGAGGGCAAAGCACCAGTTGTTTACGATGGCGAATTCGTCTGGCGCTGATTTGGCCTCGGTACCGCGTATAGCGACTGATGCGGGGCTGGATTACATCAGCGGGCAGATGAGCAATTCAACGCCGCCACATACTATTTCGTTCAGGATGGACGGTAAATTTCATCGTGTTGTTAAAAGGATTTGGGCGTGAAAACCAGACCACCAGAGCCGCAATTTTTGGTCGATTACCGCAAGTGGCTCAAGGCAGGCCCACCCAAGTGCTGCCACACCTGTGAACACTACGGGGTCGATGGTCTATGCACCGAGTTTTGGATGCAGCCGCCAGCAGAGTTCGCGGCCACCGTGGGCGAGTGCCCGAAGTGGGAGGTGCAATGTCCGTTCTAGGCCGCAGCCCCACCGAGCATGAGGAGCAGCGTGAGTTCGTGCGCTGGTTTCGCCAAGGCTACAAGGGCGTAAGAATCTTTGCGATCCCCAATGGCGGGGCTAGGAGCATAGCTACAGCGGGGCGGTTGAAGGTCGAGGGCGTCTCGCCTGGCGTGCCTGATCTTTGCATCCCGGCCTGGAGGCTATGGGTGGAAATGAAGCGTACCAAGGGGGGCAGTCTCAGCGCCGAGCAGAAGGACTGGATTGCTTACCTGGAGGGCTGCGGCTACACCTGCATGGTGGCGAAGGGGGCTGATCAGGCTAAAGATATGGTGTTAGGGTTTGTCCCTATTTTGGTCGTTGCCGGAAACAAACTATGATTGCGCTGTCAACAACACAACGGAGAAATAAAATGACACATCAAATGCACCTCAACAAGTCCGGCAGCGGCATGGCATCGAAAACATCTTGTGGCCGCAACATCTTGCGTACCCCAATGTCAGCTAACTGGGGCGACTACAAGAATGAGCCAGTTCAGTACCGCTGCATCAAGTGCGAAACCAGCAAGCAGTTTGCTGTGAACGCCAAGATGGACGCACGCAAAGCAGCCGCATAAAACCAAACAACCCGGAGAAAGCAAAATGCAAGACGTCCTCGACCTCTCTATTTTCAACACGGCGCAAACCTTGGCGCTCTGGCGCCAAGTTGCCGGGTTTACCGGCACTGCGGGCGTCATCGCCCGGGACGAGATCTATTGGATGTGCGTCAAGCACATCCAAGCCCGCAAGGGCTGCTCGCGCGAACTGGCGCGTGTGTGGGTAGAGCGTGCCGCCCCTTGGGGGCAGCACAGGCTAATGGCCTGATGGCCTCCGGCGGCCAGCGCCGCAGCCTGACCAACCAAACAACCAGGAGAAAGCAAAATGCCTAAATTTAGATTCGAAAAAACTACTTACGGGTTCAAGGTGTGGTTCAAGCGCGGGGGTGCCTATATCTATTTCGGTCATTTTCCGACCAAAAAGGCGGCGGCGGATGCATATTCAATGGATTACTAAGATGCGCCGAGTACGTCGCGGCCTAGCATGACCCCCACCCAACGAGTCCAAGCCCTACGCCAGCGCCGAAAGGCGCTTGGCCTAACCAGGGTTGAGTTCTACCTCAGCCTAGAACACGCCGCCAAAGTGCGGCGGTACATCAGCAAATTAACTAAGGAAAAAACAGCATGAAAAATCTTGAAAAATCCACCTTCCGTGCCGGTGAGTACATCGGCTTTCGAGGCCGCGCGGTGTATCGCATACGCAAGATCGGCGGAGCTTGGGCGGCAAGCAATTTTGATAACGTCAAAGATCAAATCATTGCTGCAAGCCTTGCAGCGATTTCTCAAAAGTTGCAGAAACAAGGGGAATCAGCATGACCCGAAACATTTTCACCAGTAAGGGCCGCTTGTTCCGAGCCGTTAGGGATGCACTCGCTGCGTTTGCAATGATCGGCGGGGCGCTGGCGTTGATGCTGGCTTACTTTGATGTGTTGGTGAAATGAGAAATGTCACCACCGACGAGCGCATCAACGCGGTGCAAAAGCTGAAGGCCTGTGGCGTGTGCAAGCTAGACGCTGATCCCAAGGGCGGCGTGGAGGTCAGGGACAAATGGCACTGCGCGAAGTGTTGGATGAATTTTTTCAACAGGCGGCATCCAAAATGAGTACGCCGCAAGAATACTGGGACGCATGTTTAATCCGAACATGGCGCAAAGCGGGCACTGTGTTTGACGTTGTGCTGTCGTTTCAGAGCATAACGAATAAAAAACTGGGGGAGTTTGAGCCAGCGTTGCTGCGTACACCCGCGTTCGGATTCCCCTGGAAAATAGGTGTGCGGGTATTCGTAGCTAATCATTTGTCAAAAATTAGCAAACGGTTGTGGGAGCAGCCCGCAGAGAAAGATATTGCGCTGCTGAATAAACTGAAAGAATCAAAATACGACACTGAGAAAGAAGCTGTGGAAGACAAGGCGCTGGGTGCAGAACAGAGAGCAGCCAAACGCAGCCGTGCAAAAATCGAATACAGCATTACCAAATACGCAAATCGCAATCACGCTACTGATTGGAACGTGAATAAAGGGCCGAGATGAAGTGCCCGCACTGCGAAGCCCCTTTTGACTCTCTTATTCTTGAAACCCGAAAAGACGATTCTGGAATTTACCGCCGCAGGGTGTGCCCGACCTGTGCTAAGAGCATCGTGACAAGAGAGTACGCGGACAAGGATTTCAAGTTGCCCCTTCAAGCGAGAATTCGCAAGCTGCGTCCAGTGGACACGCTGATTGAAGTTGGTAATAAGAGTGTTTTTAACGTCTGGAAATAACATGTCAAAATTCTCAAATTGGTCCCGGGAAAATTTAGAAAAGTTTGCACAAGAGGCGACCGATAAGCTGACCATTGAAGCGCAGGATTCGCGCATTCCAATGACGGATGAGGAAATTAGGGCGCTGTGGGCGCAATGCGCTCCAAACCCCGGCGGGACGCTGGACTTTGCGCGACTGATAGAGCGGCGCTGCGGCAGCGCATGGGAGGCGCAGTTGGTGGGATTTATCGACGCCGAGAAGTTTCGACCGCTGCTGACAGAGGGACGCGGTGTGCTGACAATGCTGACGCGACATCAGGCGTTTGACGAAGATGTCCCACTCTACACACTGGCACGGCGCAATAAAACGTTGGACGGCTAAAGGTTAAACGCTCTGGTGCCCGCCCGGTCAATAATCAGCGCCTGACGCCGGGGCTTGTCGGCAATGCTGATGTGCGTCCAGGCGTCGAACTCACGGATGATCTGATCGAACGGCAGCTTGGTTGCAATGATCGTCCTCACCACAGCGTCTGGCGCCATCCCCGGCACTCTAAAGTCACACGCCAAGCCCAACCTATGCTGAGAGGTGTCTTTGGAGCCTACCGAATCATTGACGGCTTTGGAGCGATACCCTGACGTAATCATTAGGGGCTTGCTGTAGAGATGTATTCTAACCAGCTCAAGAAACTCAGCTAGCCGCTGCAAATTTGCCGTTTCGTGGTTATTTGGCGTGTTGTCAAACTGGCGGTGGCTGGTAGCGGTCATTTCTTCCAGCGTAAAGTGTTCACTGAGGTTCATTTCTTGCTCAACAAATCGGTCTTAGCTTGCGAGCCAGCAGACGATCCAAAGTAGTAGGCAATGATGCCCGTCCAGGCGGTGCCCAGGCTACCCAGCATCATCAAGATGGCGGGGTTGGCGCTGTCAATCTTGTTGAAGAACATCATCACCATGATGGAGAAAAATCCAACAGTCACAGCGCCAGCCAGCAGGGGCGGCATCATGGATCGGGTAGTGGCCTGCATATCCCGCGCTGACTTGCGATCTTCAACATCTAGCTTCGCAAAGTTCAGGCCAAGCTCCTGCGCCTGCTTTTGCAGCTCAATCTCAGCAATTTTGACCTGGGCAATCTGCTCGGCGGTCAGCTTGTTGTTGGCGATCAGGTCGGTCACTTGATCGGGGTCAACGCCGATGGCTTTGCTGATGGCAGACACTGCCATGCCCGCCAGCGGCCCACCTAGGGCCGTGGCAATCGTTGGTGCAATCTGTCTGAGCCAGTCCATGCTTTACTCCTGCT